CGAGAACTGTTCTATGTCTTGGCAACACTCTTACAACATACGGCTTTTAGAATAGCCTGCTACAATCTTGCTGACCCTCACGCTTTGTCTCCCCTTCCGAAGTCGTGGGGGTCACTTGCGTATTGTGATAGGGGTCGGGGTGTGAGCCAATGCGTAGCGTTCCCGTGGGGTTTTGCCACCAAACATTCCGAACCTACATTTCTGTCCTTGTTCATACGACATTGCGTACTCTAAACATTGTGTGGTGACGGTACATTGCTGGCAGAACTGTAACGCTTGACGGTACACACTGTCTTGCCCACCTGGGTTGTCAGGGAAGAACACATCTGATGGCACCCCTCTACAAGATGCTTTCTCTTGCCAGTCGGGTCTGTCCATTATCATTTCTTCCTCTTTCGTTTTGTTTTTTGTAGGTCGTACAACGCTGTGGTTGTTTTGTTTGTGTGACACACACACGGGCAGGTGTCGTGTATCTGCTGGCTGTATTTGACTAGGGCACGAGCGACCGTGCCACAGTGCGTACAATCAGGGTGTGCTCTGGTGTATTCATACACGCCAGACAGGTACATTCTTTTCTACTTCGTCACGCTTCTGTTTGTCTTCATACAGGCGTAGTATGTGGATACAAGGGTCGCTTCCCTCGTCAAACTCGGTCATCTCCTCATCTGACATTGGGATACCATCGTGGGTTGAGCAGACAGCAGGGCTAATAAACCCTTGCTCTCTACCTATTGAGAACCATTCTTGATAATCCATTAGAACGGTTCTTCATCAGACAGGGTTGGCATTTGCTTCCCAATCATCCCGACCTGTGCCATCACCTGACTGGTCTGGTCTTTCACCCAAGCGTTCCAACGACAAGACACACCAACTTCATCAGCCACAAGTTTCATTGACTTACCTTTTGTGCCATCTTTCTTGGTGAACTCGTCTTGTTCAAGGCGACCTGAGATAAGTACGGTGTCACCTTTGGCGATACTGTTCGCCACATTTTCTGCTACCTTGCCGAACACAACAACATTGTGCCAAGTGGTTTTCTTTTTGTCATCTTTACCGTAGTTATCTGCTACTGAAAATGTCAGGATTGCCATTTGACTGGCACTGAATTTCAGTTCGGGGTCTTGCCCGACTGTTCCGTGGATTGTGATGTTGTTCATTTTGTTTCTTCCTTCTTTTGTTGGAGACTTATTATTCTTCTTGCCCGTTTTTGGCAAGGGTGTTGTGGTGGTTCAGGTAACGACACAAAGGTTGTTACTGTCACGCCACAGTTGGGGCAGTGCCACTCTTGTCGTAATGAAATGCCCTTCACTGCTGTCATTCTAACATCCTCTTTTCCATTTTTGTACTAATGGATGGCGTGATTGGCAGATAAATCTTTGGATGGATTTGCGAGCCTTCAAGCAACCCCACCCCCACGGACCCACTCTCCAAATTTTAGTACCGTCTGGTTCAATGTGCGACTTGAACGCTATTGCGTCTGCCACCCTGACCTGTTCACGAGGGGTCATAAGTCTGGCTGAGGAATGGTTACTCCACCTCTGAAAAGTTCTCCTGTGAATCCCTAATCCACCTGTGTAACTACGGGTTGAGTGGTTCCAGTTCGGTTCGTTCGTGCCAGGTAGCCCTGTCTCACAGGTTCCAAGTGCCTGGTAATAAGCGTCTGGAAGTACCCCGTGGTATTTCTTGTGGCTGTTGTCATTTTTTGCGTGGGCTGTGGTTGGGGTGGTAACGATTGTTGCTACCAAGATTGTGGTCAATATGATTTTGCGCATAGTGCCTCCTTGTTGGGGGTTTGCTTGCGTTCCCATTTCTCTAAGCGAAAAGAGTCTAGCAGTTAGTCGTAAATATCTGATGTCATAAGGTCTTGTACGTGATGGGGGAACAAGAGGAATCCTTTGGCTGGATTGTCTGAGTCGGGGGCGAAGTTTCTTTTTTCTAGTCTGTCGTAGTTGTATCTAAGAAAGTTCTTCAAGCGTTGAACAGATACGAGAACGAAAGATTCAGGTGCGAACCTATAAGCCCACCATTCTGCCTCCGTCACGTTGATTCCAGAGTCCTTCCAGACCCCACCAGACGGCTTCTGCTGCGTCTCAACAGCCATCCTGCCATTCCTGTACCTATCAGCCTTGACCTCCACCGTAGCCCTATTCAGAGCGTTGAAGAAATCAATCAGTTGGGCTTCCCCCTCGTGCCCATAAGCAAGGTCGGTTTGGAAATCAAACTTCGGATTGTATCCACCTATCTCCATCATCGCTCCTTGTAGTAGGGATTGTCTTTGTTGTGTACCAGTGTGGCGTACCCTGCCATCAGGTAAGGCTGCCAGTTAGTTCTGACATAAGTGAACCAGGCTTGCCTGTCTTGCTCGGTCATATCTTTCCACATAGCAAAGGTGGTGCCGACCTCTGGCTGGCTACCTATCGCCATCGTCTGTCTCGTCTTCTTCGTCTTCTTCTGGTTCGCAATCACTGTGATAGTCAGTCCAATCACACCACCCACAAGGTTGTTCCGAAGCACTATGACACCCACAAGAACTATACGGATTCTTATGTCCAGCCTCACACCTATTCAACCAATGACTCATCTGAACTTCTCCCCTATCAAAACGCCACACAAAAACACGGCACTCAACATAATAATTTGAACAATGAAATCACCCACGGCGTTGCATCCCCACAAACTTAGTCAAACAACGGCACACATCACACGTTCTGAAATAATCGTGGTCGTGCTTCTGAGCGTGAACAGACAACTCCTGAGCCATCTCTTTCCACCTGTCCCGTTCATCCAACAAATCCAAGTATCGCTTGAACCAAGCAGCACTGTCTTTCTTTCCTCTGTCCTTATCCATTTGTTTCCTCTTTCATTTCTAAATACTGGTCAATGATTTTTCTTTCACGGTCAGACGGTGCCTGTAACCGTTCAAAATCTGATGCGTTATAAACACGATTCATCAGACACTCAAACAATTCTCTACTTATCGTTTCCAATTGAATGTGAGAAGCCATCAGTAACCTGCCTGCTTCAACAGTTTCGCCATATCTTCAAACCTCATAATGGCGTACTGTTCTTCACCAGTGCCGTGACCCTGACGTTTCACAACAAGCACACCATAATCAGCATTAGCGTTGAAGCGTTCCGTTTCTGTTTCTTTCAACCAAGCAGACAACTCGTGCCTCTTGGCTGCTTTACATTCAAACACCAACGGACCACAACCAGTAACATCACCCTTGTCAAGATGACCGTGTAATGCTCGCCTCTCAGCATATGGGAAACCAAGATTGCGTAAAGAACGAACAATCAAAGTTTCAAATGATGTTCCTTTAGAACGGTTCGGGGACATTTTCGTAAGCCTCCTGAACTAACTGACGCAACAAAGCAGATTTAGATACTCGCCTCATTGAACACAACAACTCAATGGTTGCCCACTGTTCCACTGTTACACGCAACCCTAAGAAACGAGTTGATGCCAACTTGCCTTCTGGGTCCACAGTTCTTTTCGCACTCATTCTGCTTCCTTCGCCTTCTTTGCTTCGCTAAATGCTTTGCGTAACGCTGCAAGGTCTGACTGTTTAGCGAAACCAAACCGTACATTTGCTGCTTTGTAGATAGTCATAGGGTTCAAGTCTTCTTTGGTGCAAGCCTTAGTGAACCCGTCAATCTGTTGGGGTGTCAAAAGAGTATCTTCTGTTGGGGCGTCATCCTTTGGTGCTGGCTTTGACATCTGACCTGTTTGTTTCTGTGGTGTCGGTTTGCCACCCAGGTCTTCCCACTCTTGCTTAGTCCACAAGGACAAGGCAATACCGAAACGCATAGAGGCGTTACGAAGGAAGTCACCAACAAGTTCTTTGTCTAGTTCCATCTTGTCTGCTTTGACTGAACCAACACCAAGTAGTTCTTTGCCGTGAATGGTGAGCCATCCCCACATTGTTGCGATGCCGTTCTCAACGTGGATAGCAGGGCGACCATTGTTCCAGCCACAAGGTTCCCAAGACCAGTACGGGTCCACTTCAATGAGGATGCGAGTGATGTCTGCGTGTCCTACGAAGTCAAGTTGGATTCCACCTTTGGGTAGTTTGCCAACAATCTTTGGGTCTGGCACAGCAAAGTCTGTCATTACTTTGCGTAGTTCTTTTTCTTTGTTTTGTGTTTCCACTGGTATTACCTTTCTTGGTGTGTTGTAAACATTCAATACTTTGTTGATGTCTGTTATGTATTCCATTGTCATTCTCCCTTTAGACGCAATGTTCTGCTTAGTGATGACTTAACATACTGTGCGTATGTGTCAGGGTTTTCTGCTTGGAACCGTTTGGAATCAAACCAGTCACGCTTGTATCCCTTCCAAGTAGCAACCACTGCCCCATTGATAGTGGCAGATTCATTCGGTCCAATCAAGTCACACAGTTCTGCTTTCAGTCTGTCTTCCATATCTTTGTAGGAAGCCAATTCAGATTTGACGTGTTTGAGTTGGGCGATTAGGTCGGTAACTGACGGGTCTAACTCAATAGGGTCGGCAGTTGTTTGTTGGTAACGAGTGCTAATAGTTTCGTAGGTGTATGTAATCCCTGGTGGGGTCATACCTAGTTCAATAGCGTTGAGCCACATTGCTGATGCTTCTATGTGGTCGTCTATTTCTTCTTGTGTGATGTTTTGTTCCACGATGGTGAGGCGCAGGGTGTTGTCAAAGATTGCCCACGTCACTCGTTTAGCATCTGAACAGATGGCTTGTTGGATTCCTTGAATACGCCAATAGTCAGGCAACATTCCAGAGTATTCACGGCTTGTCGTTTTTACTTCAAGGATGTGTTTGGTTTCTTCGTTCCATCCGTCAAGTGTTGAGATGAGTCGTGCGCCATTGTCGTGTGCGAAGCAGAACAGTTCGTCTGGTGTGGAGAAGTCCACGCCTAGCCTGTCGCCTGCCCAATGGATGATGGTGTCTTCAAGACGGTTGCCTGTTTCCATTGCAGCGTTCGGTGTGATGGGTGTAGGTGCTACGCCTGATAGCAGTTCGGCTGCGTATTGGTCTTGCTTGACAAATGGGTGTAGTCCGTAGATGGCTGCTGCTGCTGAGGCAGAGATTTGTCGGAACCCTTCTTTGTCTTTGTATCTTTGGTTGAGCCAGGCTTGTGAACCGTGTGGTTCTTTGGGTATGCGATACCTGTCGTAAGTCATTGGGTTTCCCCCTCCTTCTGTGTTGTACATATGTGCTATGTATAAAACACCATACAGTAGAGGTGTGTCAAATGCAAGTAGAAAGTAAAATTGTTTTCCGAACCATTCCTGCTGGTATATGGAACAGGTTGATTCCGTCACCCTCGTGGAAGGTTTGAAGCAGTGTGATGTGGTCTTTCTTTCCACCTGGTTCGTCTGGTGGCACTAGGAAACCTACTGATTGGACCAGTGTTTCGCCGTCATCTTCTATTTCTTCTAGCGTGAGCCAGCCTGGGTCGCCCCCACAAGCGTCTGCCCATTCAATTAGAACGATTGGGTATTCAGTCTTCATCATCTGCTCGCTGACCTTCTGCTCTGCACTCAGGGCAGTATCTTCCTTCGGACTTGTGCCAGCCTTCACCACAGATGGGGCAGATGTAGAACTGTGATAGTGGGGTCACAGGTTTATCTTACTATGCTGCTTGGTGGTGGTGTATCAAACTATCCAAAGCGTTTATCACTTGGATAAGTTCATCTTCCTCCACCCCCCTAGCCACTACCCTTACCAAAAATTTCCTGATTAAAAACAACTGAGTCAACGTCATAGGACTCACGACATTATCAGTCAGGCTTAGTGATATACGCTTCCACAAATGTAATACGTTCTTCAATTCTGTTGATGGCATCACGCATAGACGACCCACCATTCTTGAACATATTTGCCTCAACCAAACTCACAGCCTGCTCAATCCTCGTTCCCCACTTAATGACAGGCTTGATAACAGTATGGAAAATAATACCGAGCGCACCCACCACAGCACCAGCCGTAATAATCCACTGTGCAACAGTCATCGTCTTTTCCCGTTACTAATCTTCACGGCTTCAATCCACATAGACAACAAAATTGCTATACAACTGGCACCAATACAGCCGAACAAGATAAGGGCAAACATCACTGCACGTTTCATTCAGGCTTAGGCAAGGCTCGCCAGGCAGCCTCAAATTTGGCAGCATCTTTAGCCATCTCAGGAGAAAGTTCAAGGTGCAACCATTTCCCTCCGAATGAACCAGCATTATCATCCTTGCTAAACAATTTTACCCCTGCCTCGTTCTCACCACGACTGCACCTGAAGCCTCTTCCATAGCCAGGCTTGCCATCCTTGACATCCTTATCAAAGGCGTAGTCGTGAATCTCCTCAATGCCTAGTTCTTTGGTGTATTTGATAAACCAATCCCACATAGCCACGCCAACCTTACGGTCCGTATAGCCAATGTCCACGGCAGCACCAGTAGCGTGAACAGACATCCACTTTTCCATACCAGGGTCGCCAATCTTCTTACCCTCAGTATGAGAGTTACGCATCAACCGAGGGGAATAAATCCCCAAGTTCTGCGTCTTCCATCTACGCTTACACAAATCAGCCAACTTCTCAGTACCAGGCTGTGCCTTCTTGCCATCAAAACTTGGGTAGTAACTATATTTTCTTGGCATAAAAATCTTCCTGCTCAGGTTGCATTTACAAATATAGCAGTGATACAGTTTCTATTGCCCCTAGCGAGGTCGTTTCCCCCTTTCTCCCTTGCTAGGGGCACTGTCGTATCTACTCGTCTATTCCCACACCCAGGGCAATAGCAATAACATTGACAATCAAAGCAGCAACGCTGATATACATAGCCTTGCTCAATGTATCGCCAGATAGGGTAACAAGTACAAGACCTGTACCAGCAGCCCATAACAACAGTGAAGTAATAGCACCAAAATATTTACTCATAGGGAATACTTTATCATTTCCGTCTGGTCGCCACGGCTGCTGCTGCTGCCACACCTGCTATAGCAATCAAGGCTCGCCTCTGAGACACAGGAATATTGGACCCGACAGGCACATAGGTATCTACAGCCCCACCAAAAATGTCCACTGATTCCTCAAAGGCTTCTCTAACTTCTTGGGGTGCATCCTGTACTGCTGCCACAAGTTGTTCAATCTGGGCATCAGATAAGTCATCTACATTCAACGCCTCAAACACTTGGGTGGCTTCTTCTGCTGTGATAGTAGCCAACACTTCAGGGCTGGTAGCCAACTCAACAGCCTGCTCCTCACTGATAGCAGGTGGTATTACTACAGCAATAGTTGTAGTTGTTGTAGGGTTTTCTGTTGTTGTAGTAACAGGAACCGTGGTAGAGGTAGATGATGTGGTGGTGGAAGTTGAAGTTGACGTGGTGGGTTGAACGACAGTTGTGGTGGGGGCAGTTGAAGTCGTGGTGGTCGGCTCAACAGTTGTGGAAGTTGTGCTTGTGGTTGTCGGGGCTATCGTTGTTGTGGTTGTTGTCGTGGTTGTGGATGTTGTCGTAGATGTGGATGTGGTGGTTGTTGTTGACGTTGTTGACGTGGATGTTGTGGTTGTCTGTTCTTCTGTGGTAGTTGTCTGCATAGAGCCAACACCGTTGAACCCCAGTTCATACTGTAAGTTCCAGCCTCCGTTTGTGCGCCAAGCGTTAGGGTCGCCACAACAAATACCAGCCCTCAGCCTGTAACGACCAGCAGGTACGGCTATAGAGATGTACGACTGTAAACCATACGAGTCATCATTCGCTGCGAGTTGTACGCCTTGTTCGTCGTATAGCCACAGCATCGGGTCGGATGGATAGCCTTCAACCATATAGGTTTGCGCTACGAATTGTGTTGGTTCGTTGTATTCAAACCAAATGTCTGTTGGTTCTGTGATGATTGGGTTCTGCGCTTGAACAGAACTTGACCATAGAAACAATGTTATAAACGCCGTGATGACGGCGTATCTACTAGCCCTTCTTACCGAAGGCTGCTGCAACTTCTTCTTTCGTAAGAGTTCCATCTTCTGACCAGGCACGAAGCAACGCTTCGGTTACTTTTCCTGCTGCCATAAAGCCTGCGATGGCTGCTGATTTCCAGAGTTCTACGCCGAAGATTGCGCCACCTGCTACGGCTGCTAATGCTGATGAGCCGAAGACTGCAATGATTCTTCCGATGAGGGTTTGAATTTTTATCATGGGGTTTCCTTTGGTATCCATCTACAGGTTTGTTCGTCAAAGTCTACATCATCTGCTGGTCGGGGGGCTATGAAGGCATCCCGTTGTGGGTCGTAGGTATACCCAGAACCTGCATAGTTTTTACGGAAGTTGTCATTGTAGGAAGTTTGAACCCACGGTCCAGGACCGAACTGAAGACAAAATTCTTTGCCGATAGCCTCTGATTCGTTGCCATCCCCATCAAGAATGTCTTTATTATCTACAACGATTACTCGTGTGACGATGTTGTTGTTGTCTAGTTCTGCAAAGTGTGCCATTATGGACCCCAGTATTCAAAGTAAGCATATCCCGAACCACCAGCACCACTTTCCGTGGCCCCGTTTCCTGTTTGTGCGCCACCATCGGCAGCAGGGTGGAAGTCATCCCAGCCTTGACCACCTTCTCCATATCCAGAAGCCCATCCAGCACCACCAGCACCACCAATGTAATTACCTCCAGAGTCGTAACCATTTCCACCAACACCGTTAGTTCCACCGCCGCCACCACCAGCAAAAAAACCACCCATGATTTGAAGTGGTTGACCACCAATATTTCCATTCCCCGATGAACCACCATAGGCTTGAGAGATGGAATCGCTACCGTTGATTCCTCCATTAACCGAGAGAACAGAACCAATAGATGTTGCGCCACCATCCCCAGCAAACAGTGCGCCACCTGCACCGACAGTTACTACAACATTGCCAGAGATAGTCCCTGATGATGCTGTACTTCGTGCGCCAGCACCACCACCGTTTGCCCCACCAAAAAATGCTGCCGAACCTCCGCCTCCTGCACGTGCTTCAAGATTCAACAGTTGCGTAATGGCAAGACCTGAAGTGCCTGAACTTGGAACAGGGTTAGTCCAAGTAGAAGAACCAGTAAACGGAACGGCATTTAACTTATATGTCTTAAACGACGCACCAATACTTGAAGTAGTCACAAACCCACTAGAATTAGTAGTACGAAAACGCACATAATAAGTTGTGTTATTACCAAGACTTGTAGCAGTAACGGCACGGGCAGTACCAGTAGCACCCTGCGAAATAGTTGTATTCGTAGAAGCAACAGTCCAAGCACTATTACCAGACGCAAACGAAGCAGAAGTAGACCATTGGAACTCAACAGAAGTAACAGCCCTGTTACCAGTAGTAGCAACCGTAGCGTTCAACACACCACTGTTTTGATTGTAATTCGTAGATGAATTAAGCGTCAGCGTAGGAGCAATATGAACTGCCGAAGCAGAAGGACCAACACAAATAGGCATTAGTTACGCCACCGTGTCGCCAGAAAGAACCCACTCGGTATCGGAAATTTTAACTAACGTCGCCATTGAATACTGGGCACGAAGTTTCAAACCATTAGAAGAACGAACCGTTACACCTGTATCGCCAGCCACAGTAACCTGTCCAGCACCATACTGCATAAGAGTAACAACAGAACCATTAGCAAAAGCCACACCAGAAGTAGGAACGGTCACTGTCATAGACGTAGCCTTATTGCATTGCATAGTGCAGTTCTCGTCAACCAAAGCCAAAGCAAAACTATCTGTCTTCGCAGTTAAAGTAGGGGCTGCAATCTTGGCTGAAGTAACAGAATCATTAGCAAGTTTTGCTGTAACCACACCACCATCTTTAAGACGCAAAGAATCACTATTGATTTCAATAGTTGAATCATCAACATTCACCGATAACACTGTGCCTGCACCACCAGCCAAACCAGAACCAGCCACAGCAGAAGCAATCTTGGCTGCCGTCACAGCCTCATCAGCAATACCAGCAGTAGCAACCTGACCCCACTTGAAACCATTAGTAGAAGAAGAATCAGCCTGCAAAACGTGAGTGTTCGTACCAACACCCAAACGGTTTACAGATGAACCATCAGTAGCAATCAAGTCGCCCTTAGTGGTCATAGCCGAAGCAATCAAGTTAGCCTCATCAGCCTCGTCAGCCGTGAACACAGGATAAATAGCAGCACCAGCAGAATGAACAGCAACAGACGTATCATCCTGCGCTCTAACCACAGTCAAAAGTGTTGAAGAAATAGCCGTGACCTTGACCTTCTCCTCACGAGAAGTACCAGGGTCAACAACAACTAAATAAGGGAAAGTGGTAGACCACCCAGTAACCGTGTCAACCTCAAAGATTGTGTCACCTTCCGATGCAGTAGGGTTGTTAATCAACACAGCATTGGCTGCTGCGCCTTTATATCCTTTTCGTACTGGTAAAGCCATTAGATACTCCTAGTTTTCCGTAGAACGCATTGTAACAGTAGCCGTACCATCCCAAGACCAGGTGTTCCCTGTACTGTCAACAGGAACCCACTCTACATCCTCAACAATGACCGAATAAGAACGGGTACCTAACTGTAAGGTCACAATTTTGGGGCTATGAATAAGACTGTTCAGGGTGTCAAGTTCCTGTTCAGGGTCCATATAGATGTCTCTGTCACGAGGGCGAATCTTTTGGTGAAGCAAACAAGGGATGGAAAACACCTCTGAACGGAATGGTGCGGCGTAGGCTCTAGCCATCCACCGTGTCACAACAGGACTTACGTTGTCGGTAGGGGTTAGAACCAGTTTGAACCCTGCCTCAATAGTTTTGACATCTGAACCATTGTATGTGTATTCAATGTTATCGGCTGAATTGAATGTGCCGAGGGAGGCGTAGTCGGATTGGTCGTTTTGTAGGAACGCTTCAACTGTTCCCTTTAGAGGTTCAGTACGGACATCCATTTTTGCTACGAACTTACGGTCAGGAATACCCCAACGGTAGATACCGAACTCAATGTTTCCTGTGCTTACAAGAGCATCAACATCTTCAGCGATAACACCAACACCAGAGATAGCGAACAGTCGTTTACCGTCAAATGTTGTTACTGATTTGACTGCTGCCGTGCTTGTATACATCAGGTCGGTAGCAAAAGCAGGGGTGTTAGGGGCGATATATACAGACAAGTCAAGACGACCTAAGCCACTTGATGTTCCGTCGTAGTTTGTCCAAGTGAACCAAACATATTTGTCTTCAGCAATAAAATCGTTTACAGAGCCAGATGTGGGAATCAATGCTCCAGCAAGCAGGTTGTTGTTGGCATCGGCTGTGCAGTAACGAACACCTTTGTTAGTACCAACAAGGATGCCACCAAGATAGCCATAGACACTGCTAACTACTTCACCTACTGGTAGTTCTAAGGCGACAATCGGCAAGTCAAAACCTGTTGCGTCTGTTTTTAAAACAAGTTTGTAGATGGAAGAATGTGTACCACTGTATGCCCCAAGATAAACTGCGCCTTGACCTGCTGCCGCACCAACCCATCTAAGAGTTGTATCTTCAGCCGTTCCTGTGTCTGGATAAAACACTTTATGGGCTTGACCTGTTTTAGTACCAATGACATACAGGTTGTGCAATACGGATGCGAAACCCCATCCTTTTGCATAGCCGAAACCTGTGTATGTTTTACCTGAAGAACCAGACGCAGGATAAAACAAAGCAACAGATGCCGACCCTGGAGTAGTGGAATAAATATCGTTACTTGTATACCCAACAAAAACATTTGTTCCGTTAGTTTCCAAGCCTGTAATAGCCGTACCTGGTGAACCTGTAGTTACAGAAGTCCAAGTAGGGGTAGCAGCAAACGGGTCCGTACTGTACTTCAACGTAGCGTTATCTGCCACATACACATACTCTGTGCCGTTAGATGCTTTGACAGTACACATAAACAAGTTAGTTGATGCTGATTCTAAAGACCGTTTAGTTGCGTGATGCAAACTGAACTGCCCTTTAACCCACGGGTTTATACCTTTAGATTTATAGAACCTATAATCTTGTGCTTCAGCCGTATCAGAATATTGTTGTCCAGCACCATAATGCCAAGAGTCTTGACCCCTACGCCAAAGCCCACCTGGGTTGATTGCTGCTTCACCAGGGGAAGTTGAATCGTCAGTGGAATCACGCACTCGTGGTTCGTGCGACCTAACATACTTGCCTGATTTAGTGTCAATAAGGTACGGGCGACCATTGATAGCGACAGGATAAACGGAAGGGACAACTTCTGTTTGGGCTGTGCCATTATAAAACGAGGGTGTTCCAACGAAGGGAAGTGTGAACGTGGGAGAAGCCACGGTTTATACCTTCTGTAGAAAAATTGGGTATTGCCGAGTAAGTTTGGCTGCTTCAGCAGTGATACGGTCACGACGCATACGCAACATACTGACGATGCTGTTAGATACTGCACCAGCAGATACTTCGTCTGCTCTGCGTGTGTCGCCCTGTGATTCTGTGAAGTTGCGTTTGATTTCTCGTGGTGCGATAAGACGAATTTGCGCCCCCACAACAAGGATGTCTTCTGCTGATTCAGGGTATCCACCGTTCATCTGCACATTTTCTGATTCTGTTGTGAACTTAGTAAAAGGCGCACGGTATGTAACACGCAGGTCGCCTTGTCTTACACCCTGGTCAAACTGTAATGCCATACCTGAACCGAAATCTTTTGTTGGCATATTGCGTAACAGTTTTACACGGTTCACTTGTTGGTAGTCGCTAGATATGTAACGGTTGCGTACTTCAATCAAGTCAATAACGTCGCTGATGCTTGGTAGGTTGATTTGCCTGTCTGAACCGTTGTAACTTAGGTCTAGGATTTTGACTTGGAACAAGCCGTTCATTGGGGAACTAAGGTCTGCCAGTTCATCGTTGATTGCTTCAAGGACTTGCGCTCTAGGAAATCGTGGGTTGACCGTAACGATTGAACCGTTGGTATGTGCGGCAGCGACGGTACCGTTGAACGCTCGTTCTACTGTGGCAACCTTTGTTGATTCAAGAACAGACCAGACATACATTTGTTCTGCATCTATTTCAATGATGGAACCTTGACGTATGCCTGCGACTTCGTAGGTCAGGGTGACGGTGGTGGCTGTTGTGTTGACGGCTGAGGCTATTTTGTTGCGTTCTTCAACCACGCCAGATAGGAGTTGGCGTTGAGTTCGGTTGATGATTTGAGCAACAGTGGCCATTTAGTTCTTTTTGCCTTTAGCAGACATATGACTCCTCGTGTCGTGAGACATACACATCATAGCCTATAGTGTGTGAGGTTGGCTTGAAGCCTTGCGTCTGTGGGGTTTAGTTCTAACGCTGTCGAGCCGTGGTGCCACGCCAAATCTGAATCACCCAGATGATGACAGGCTATAGCCAACAAATCGTGTGGTAACCAACCCCAGGCTTCAGCCTCACACAGATAGTCCAACGGTTTCT